CGACCGGCACGGTCACGACCGGCACATGGTCGAGCACGATCAGCGGCGCGACAATCAATAACTCCGCGATTGGTCTGACTACGCCAGTCGGAGGGGGGTTCACCTACGCGCAGATGGCCAAGGCCGCGCCTGCCATCGCGGCTGGTGTCATCACGCTCAATCTTGCACTCGCAAACTTCTTCGTCGTCCCCCTCGATGCGAACGTCACCACGACGACGGTGAGCAATCCGGCCGCCACTGGCACGGTATCCAGTTTCATTTTGATCTACCGGGCCGATGGGACGCCGCGCACTATCGCATGGATGAGCGGAGCGACCTGGATCAACAACGGCGGGGCCGCCCCTACGCCAAGCTCGACGAGCGGCAAGTGCGACAAGTACACCTGGTTCACGTACGACGGCGGTACGACTTGGTACGGCACCATCGACGCCCAGAACTTCACCTGCACGGCGTAAGCATGATCAAGCGATCCATCCTGTATGTCCTGGTTGTAGCCATACTGCTCTCGTTTTTGCCGGGGGTAGTGCAGCGCCACGACGCGCAAGCATTCCCTGAACTGACCTGCCAAGGCGATTGCTCTTTCTCGGCATCAGATGCCGATGGCAAGAGCATCATCGAGATCAGCCAGACGCGCCTCGATCACCAGCCACACGCGATAGATTCCTCATCCGGCCACGCGGCGAAGCGGTCGGGCGACGGAGAATACTTCTACACCGTCGAACCGTCCTCATGGTCCTGGTTGCATTGGCCGCAGAGCGCGCGCGGGCCGCCATCCGATCCACTTGACCAACTCGCGCTATTCACGACGCCGTGGCTTGGCGCCACCGGAACGACTCCGCCCGTCCCGGACTTCTTCGCACCGCTTCAGACCACGCTCGTTCCATCCTGGAGCGCGGGCAGCGCCACCCCCACCTTCACCCGCGCCACGACTGCCTACCAGATCGACTTCGAGGGCAAGCATAATCTCGCGCTGAGTGGTGAGGCGAGGATGCAGGGGGCGAGGCGGGTAGAGAATCTTGTCAGTTCCGATATGTCCACATGGACTGTGGCGGCTGACGCCACGCGAACGACAGGGATTGCAGACCCGGCAGGCGACACAAATGCGATAACGCTTACGGCCACCAACGCTGCGGCAGACTCCCGTATTTACGTGACGCCAGCATCGGCAACTGGGCGTAGCAGCAGGTACACGTTCTATGTGCGCCGCCGGACTGGCACTGGAGTGGTGGAGTTCTCTAATACCGCTGGAACACTGCTAGCCATCACCGGGAATATCTCATCCTCATGGGTGCGCGTGACCTCAGCGGTCGCGCTTAGGAACGGCGCCGCTATTTCTATATTCCTCAGAACGACAGGCGATGCCATAGACCTGTATCTGCCGATGGTCGAGGACGTGACCGGGCAGGCAAATCAGAATCCGTCCGAGGCTGTAAGCAACGGATTCCTCTCCGCCCCCTTCCACGGCGCTGGCGTGGATGGAGTGAAATACTTCGACACCCTGAACGGGAACACGGTAGCTTCCAATGTCGTGACCGAGGCGACGGGGGCGTTGATCACGAGCGCTGAAGCTGAGTGCGCGAATGGTGTAGCGCTTAGCGTAGTAGATGCAGATGGTCCGACTGGCTATCTCTCCGAAGGTGCTCGTGCCGACGTGTTAGGAGCTACCGCTGCGATCCGCCGCACGATGACGGACGCAGGATGGGTAGTTGGCGCGACAATGACGGTAGGGACTGCTGTAGGGACGGATGGCGTTACGGATGCCGCCGCGAGCCTCACGGGTGGAGCAGTCACGGCGACGAATACGATCCTGTTCACGACAGTTCTAGGGTCTGCTGCATATACCTACAGCGGATTGGTACGCCGCAAGACAGGCACCGGCACTATCGAAATGACGGACAACGGCGGAGCGAACTGGACGGACATCACTTCGACGCTCACCACTACCTACAAGCTATTCCAAGTCACGCGCACTCAGGCGAATCCTGTCGTCGGCTTCCGGATCACGACGAACGCGGATGCAATAGAAGTCGATTTCAACACCCTCGAACCCGCAGCCTTCGCCAACCCGACGCCGATTCCGGTCAACGTGAGCAAGGCGGGGGATGTGCTGACGTATGTGACGGCGGGGAATATCCAAAACAGTGCTGGTACTATTTATGCAGAAATCACCACCAGCGGCATTGATGGTAGTTATGCGCCCATAGGTGACACCTTTAGTGGTGGTGGCGGCGTTCCGTTATTTATAGAAACCACCAACAAGCTATCGCTATATGATGTAACGACTACCAGAGAAAGCGGCCCATCTGTTTCTCGGCCCCTGCTTACGAGTACTAAGGTAGGCATTAACTGGGGTGGCGCGACAACTATCGGTGCTGTGAATGGCACTCTTGGAACTGAACAAGTGTTTGACGGTTCTCTGAATACCAGTGCTGTATTAGGTATCGGGGTGAGGCCGGATCTTAGCGCCTCAACCAACCAGCTATTCGGCACCATCCGCAACGTGAGGATCTGGCTCGCCGCAATGTCCTCCACCCAAGCCGCAATGCAGACCGCCGATTCGTCCTGGCTGATGCCTTACCGCGTAGCTTGGGTCAACCCGCAGGAGGCGGCGAACGACGACCAATACCGGATCGTTGCAAACGGGAGATAGGAAACATGGGGCTTACTTTCGAAGTTTTCCGCTCGCGCAATAAGCAATGGCGCTGGCGTCTCAGATCGGTGAACGGCAAGATCATCGCCAACGCCGGGGAATCCTACAGGCGCAGGATTGACTGCATGGCGGGGATCAAGCTGGTGAAGCAGTCGGATCTGGCCTCGATGAGCGAGCGGTGACGTGAAAAAGAAACGGGCCAAGAGAAGCAAGCGCGTCAAGCTCGGGACCAGCAAGGCGGAGGCCGCGAAACGTCGGCAGTTATTCAAGGTCGCGTGGCTCGCCAACGGAGGCAATTGCACGGCGGCAGCCCTGGCGGCCGGATTCAGTCCCAAGACCGCTGGACAGCAGGGCTCTCGCCTGATGACTGATCCGGCGTTTGCGGCTGAACTGCGCGTTGAGGCCGAAAAAGTCGGGAAAATCGTGGGGCTGGACCTGGAGCGCACGTTGCGCGAGGTTGCGCGTCTCGCATACTCTGACCCGCGCAAACTCTATGACGCCGATGGCAATCTGATTCCTGTGCTCCAACTGGATGATGATACGGCGGCTACTGTGGCAAGCGTCGAGGTTGAGGATGTATTCGATGGTCGCGGTGAGGCTCGCAGGAAGGTTGGAGAACTGAAGAAGATCAAGCACTGGGACAAGAACGCCGCGCTCGAAAAGGCGATGAAGTACCACGGGCTCTACGAGAAAGACAACGAACAGCAGAGACTACCTACCAACGTGAGTATCCATGTCGTCGGCATCGAGCCAGCGCGAAAATCTGTCAATCCGCGTTGAGATTCCGGCCAAGCTGCTGCCGCTGCTGGAGGGGTACAAGAACGGCGCCAGGGATTACAGCGTCAAGCGCCGGCGCTACTACATCGCGCACGGAGGTCGGGATAGCGCTAAGAGCTGGACGTTCGGGCGTGCGCTAATTCTCCTGGCGATCTACGACCCGTTGCGGATACTGTGCGTGCGGGAGATCCAGCGGACCATCGCGGATTCCGTGCACAAGCTACTGGCTGATCAGATCGCGGCGCTGAATGCAGGGAGCTACTTCCAGGTGCAGGACGCGAGCATCACCGGGCGGAACAAGGCCGAGTTCCTGTTCGCCGGGCTACGGGGCATTGACGCGGCAAAAATCAAGTCCTTTGAGGGTGTCGATATTGCCTGGGCTGAGGAAGCGCACGCGATCATAAAGCGCTCATGGGAGATCCTGATACCGACGATTCGGGCGCCGGAGTCCGAGATATGGGCGACGTTTAACCCAGACCTGGATACCGACGACACGTATCAGCGCTTTGTCGTTTCGCCGCCGGATGATGCGTGGGTGCAGAAAGTCACATGGGAGGACAATCCGTGGTTCTCTGAAGTGCTGGACAGCCACCGGCTGCAGTTGCTGCGTTCCGACCCAGAGGAATACCGGCACGTGTACGGCGGCATGCCGAGACTGGTGGTTGCTGGCGCGATTTACGCCCGCGAGGTCCTGGATGCGATCGAGAAGCGCAGGATCAGACCCACGCCATACGATCCCGCCCTGCCGGTGCACACGATCTGGGATCTGGGGTGGAACGACGCGATGACGATCATACTGGTTCAACGCCTGCCGTCCGCAGTCATGGTGATCGGCTACATCGAGGACAACTTCCGAACCTATGCAGAGTACGTCGCGCAGCTGAACGATCTGCACTACGTCTGGGGCGACGACTGGCTCCCGCACGACGGAGAAAGCAAGGACCCGAAGGCCGGCAAAAGCGGCAAGCAGATCCTGGAGGGGCTCCGGCGCAAGGTGAAGATCATCCCGAAGTTGGTCGTAGAGTCGGGGATCAAGGCCGCGAGGATGATGTTCCCGCGGACGTACTTCGATGACGGCCCCGGCATAGAGAATGGGACCGGATACGTTGGGGTCGGGCGGTTGCTGGAATGCCTGAAGCGCTACAGGCGCGCGATTCCTGAGAAGACTGGCGAGCCGGCCGCGCCGGTGCATGATGAGTACAGCCATGGGGCAGACGCATTTCGGGGCCTGGCAACGATAGTGGACCAGATCAGGAATGATCCGCGGCCACGAGCTCGCCCGGGCTCGACCTACACCCCACACGATTCAGCAGTCGGACTCTAGGAGACCGCAATGAAGATGCCGAGCATGACCAACATGAAGCTCACGAAGGCAGAGAAAAAGAAGTTCACGACGTCCCCGACTGTCGGCGGTTCGACTGAGGATTACCCCTGGGGACTGTCGATCAACCTGGACGATGCGGCGTTGAAAAAGCTCGACATTGATGACCTACCTGAGCCTGGGGACCGATGTGTCCTGCACGCCGTCGGCAAGGTGACCCAGGCAACGCAATCGGCCAACGAGAAAAAGACTGATCGCAGCATCTCGATTCAGATCATGAGGCTGGCCTTGCTGTCCGAGGAAGACGGCGTCGCAAAGGGCTTTTACTCGGTGGACAAAGAGTAAGGGGGCGACAATGGACATGCAAACGATGCTCTCGCAGGCTGGCGCACAACCAGGCCAGTCGGCCGGCGGCGAAATGGACCATGGCGCCAAGATGGCCAAGGCCGCCGAGCTCATGACTCGGGCGCGCTCCATGCTGGACGAGGCGATAGCCATGATGGGTGGAAGCGATCAGCAGGCCGTAAAGGCCACAGGGATGCAACAGGGCTTCGAGTCTGTTGACCAAGGGACTGGCACCGCGTAATGGCTACCAAGCGCCAGCGCAGGCCGTATCCGCCGCCAGAACAGGAGACGAACGTCGTCGCGGCGGGGCCAAAGCCGTTATCGCCGGGTGACGGGATTGAGGAACCCACAGGGCCATCTGAGGAAGAACTCAAGGCCAAGCGCGAGGAGCTGGCCGCGCGGCTAGACGAAATGGCGAGAACACTGGCAGGCGAGCGCAGTGAGGCGATCCAGTTTCGGGAACAGTCTGGGATCGAGCAAGACTGGCAAGAGGACGAGGAGCACTACGACGGCATCGACGACGCCAATCGGGATGAGTACTCGAACGCATGGAAGCAGCGCCCAGCTGGGCAAATCGCGACCAAGCGCAAGGGCCAGTTACAATCCTCGATCTTCGTGAACATCACCCGGCCGGCGGTGAATATCGCCGCGGCCCGGGTGTGCAACATCCTAATGCCTCGGGTGAGCTTGGAACCGACGCCAGTGCCGGAGATGATCAGCGCGGCCAAGGGCGAGTTGTCACCCAAGATGATGCAGCAGATCGGCACCCAGTTCGCCGGGAAACCTGCCCAGGCGGCCGACGCCGCCGAGATCGCGGTGCGCGAAGCCATGGCCGTGATGGAAGAATCGAAGGCCAAGGCCGAGAAGGCGAAGAAGCGCCTCGAGGACTGGTACGTCGAGGGCCGGTACTACACTCAGAACCGGCTGATTATCAAGGATGCCGCCAAGATCGGTTCCGGCGTGCTGAAGGGGCCGATCCCCGAGAAGATCCGCAGGATTGCGCTGAAGGACGGCAAGGTGATCGTCAGCGAGGTCACCAAGCCGGTCACTGTTCGGGTCGACGTCCATAACTGCTACCCGGATCCGGCGTGCGGCGAGAATATCCATGACGGGTCCTACTTCTGGGAGCGGGACTCGATCACCACGAAGAAGCTGCGCAAGCTCAAAGGCGGGGACTATCTGGACGACCAGATTGATGCCTGCCTGGCTGAAGGCCCGATGCGCGCGATCGCGCCAATCAAGAAGGACGGCCAGATGGGCCAACCGAAGAAAGGGCCATACGAGATCTGGTATCGCTACGGGGACCTGTCCAAAGAACACATGGAGGCCGCCGGCTGCGAGTGCGAAGAAGGCGAAACCGTTCCTGCATTACTCACCATGGTCAATGAGCACGTGATTAAGGTGGTGCTGAACCCATTGGACGACGGGGAATTCCCCTACGACGTGTTCGCCTGGCCGCAGAAGCGCAAGGGGATGCCATGGGGAACCGGGATTGCCCGGGCCGGCCGGGCTCCGCAGCGGATCGTGGTGGCTGCTGTGCGGGCGATGATGGACAACGCCGGCCGCTCGGCTGGGCCGCAGATCATCAAGGGTACGCAGGTCACTCCAAACAACGGTATCGATGAGATCGTTCCGTGGAAGCTGTGGGACTACGCCGAGGACGGCGATATCGACGATGTGAGGAAGGCGTTTGCCTTCGTCGAAGTACCGATGCGACAGCAGGAACTGGCGAATATTATCCAGATGGGGCTCAGGTGGATGGAGGAGTCAACCAACATGCCGATGCTGCTGCAAGGGCAGCAGGGCAGCGCGCCGGAACTGGTTGGGGTGGTACAGGTGCTGAACCAGAACGCGGGCGAATTCCTGCGGGACTTGGGTGCGTCCTACGATGATGACGTATCCGAACCGCACGGCAGGCGCTACTACAACTGGTTGCTGCAGTACGGACCTGACGACGAGAAAGGCGAGTTCGTGCTGGACACCCGTGGCGCTTCTGTCAACGTCGAGCGGCTGCTCCAGGACCAGGAACTGCTGAAGGCTATGCAGATGTCCCTCAACCCGGTGTTCAAGAAAGACCCGGCGAAGTTCATGAACGAGTACCTGGCGAGTCGGCACTTCGATCCGAAGCGGTTCGACTACGACGACGATGAATGGCAGAAGATCGTCGCCAATATGCAAAAGGGCGATCCAAGAGTCTCGATCGCCCAGATGCGCGCCCAGCTCGAGGAGAAGCTGGCGGCGATGGAACAGCAGTTCGAGGCTCAGGAAAACGAGAAGGACCGGGAGAACAAGCTGGCCGTGGCTGTGATCGACGAGCGGATGAAGTCCACCGAACTGACCTCGAGCGAGCGCGAGACGCTGGCGAAGATAAAATCCGAACTCGCGGGCACCGCGATGAAGCTCAGGACGCAAAAGGAATTGTCCGCCGCCTCGATTCGGGACGGAGTGGACCGGCACGGCGCCGATATCGCCGCTGACCTGCACAAGCATTCCAATCCTGTGCCGAAACAGATCCTGAAGCCGCCCACCGAACCGGCTGGCCTAGCCGAGCCCGGGAAGGCATATCAACAGTGAGGACATCATGAAACAAGCCGTCCTTGTAATCTACCGCAGCGCCAACGGGCGCGACGGGTGGCAGCCGGTGATGCAGCATGACGTACCGGAATGGGTCAAGGAGCCCTCGATCATGGGCCGTCTGGTGGCAGGCGAGCAGTGCATGGACGTGGCCGAAGGTGATGCCGGATCGTACTGGTACCGGGCGGTCCCGGTCGTTTCGAAGCCTGAGCAGACTATGGTGAATACCGCAGTCGAGCAGGTGCGCGGCAACGCGACGAGGCACTGATGACCGCGCCCCTTCTTACCCACGACGAGCGACACAGCCCTGGCGTGGTGAAGCTGCGCAAGCACTTGGAGTCCGAGCTTGAGGCCTTGAGGCGGTACAACGACAAGAGCCGCCCGATCGAGCAAACCGAACATACCCGCGGGGAGATTGCCCGGGCGAAGGCGACAATCGCGCTTTGCGAGGATCCGAAGAAGGAGCCGAGCGCCGAGTAGCGACGGCAGGACAGATCACCGCGGACGACTGAAAAGCCCTCCGCACCATCAGCCGCCATTGAGCGGCTTTTTTGTTGCCCCCGAGAGGAACCATGACGCAAGTAATCACGAAGGACGATGCACTGAGCGCTGAAGATCTGGCCGCCAAAGCCGCAGCGGACCAAGCCGCCGCCGAAGCCGCCTTTGAATCGGTCGATGAGCCGGTGGTGAAAACGGAGGCGAAGGCTGAGAAAAACGCCGAACCGAAGCAAGATCCCAAGACCGACGACAAGCCCACGAAGACCGAGGCCGAGATCGCCGCCGAAACCAAAGCAGCCGAGGAAGCCGCCGCGAAGGCCACTGCCGAAGCCGAATGGGAAGGCGTGCCGCCGAAGGTCAGGCAGACGCTGGAGGCGATTTCAGGCAAGGTCGGCGTCATCGACAAGCTCCAGCACGACGTCAAGAGCATCGCAGGCCGCACGGGAGCGGCGCTTGAGGGTGTGCATGCACTGAGGACCGCCATGGAAGCCGCGAAAGCCGTGACCAAGGCGGGCGGTGATGCACCCACCCAAGCGCAGATCGCTGCGGCAGCCGAGAACGACAAGGAGTGGCAGGAACTGCTGGAAGAATTCCCTGCCTGGCAGGCGGGAATCGACAAGCGCATCGACGTGCGGATGGAGGCGCGGCTCGCAAAGCTGGCCCTTCCGCCCAATGTCGATGTCGCCGGGTTGAAGACCGAAATGAGCCAGATCATCGCGCAGGCCACCAGCGAGGCAAAAGCCGAGGCTCGTGAAATGGCGAAGATCGATCGCAAGTACGAGAACTGGGAAGACGACGTAAAGACGCCGGAATTCGCGGCATGGCGGGAAGCGCAGGCCCCTGAAGTCCAGGCGCTGGGCGCGAGCAGCAAGGCCGCCGATGCCATCAAGATGCTGGACCTCTACGCCGATCAGAGGAAAGCCGCCGCTAAGGCCGCGGAAACGGAAGCGCGCAACAAAAAGCGGCTCGATGCCGCGATCACCCCGAGAGGGGTGCCAACGCCGAGCCACAGACCCATTTCCGAGCGCGAAGCCATGGAACGAGGATTCGCCTCGGTTGACGAATAAGAGGCAAGATTATGAGCGAAGCTACCTACGATGTCCCAGGCCAGAGGATCGGCAAACAACTGGGAATGATCCTGAAGCACGCGATCCACAAGCAAGTGGTCGAGGCGTCAGGCGAAGTCTACAAGGCCAAGGTCCGGGCCGGCGATACCGTCGTGTTCCGTCAGGTTGTGCCGTTTGGCGCAACGGCCGCGGCCCCCAACGTGTTCAGCACGACCGCCGCTGCACACCTGATTCAAGAGGGCATGACCCCGGACGTGGACAGCATCACGATTCTGGACACGAGCGCGACGGTTGCGAAGTACGGCGCGCTGTACGGCTACACCGAGCGCCAGAAGTCCCTCGGCGAAGACGATATGCCGGCCTGGATGGAGGAGCAGCTTGGTGAGCGCCTTGGCTTGGTCCGCGAACTCGTCTACCTCGGTGCCATGCAGGGCTGCACCAACCGCTTCTACGCGGGCGGAACGACCCGGCTAACCGTCGATGAAGCGGTCAGCGTGAACCTGCTGGACCGCATCACCCGGAATCTGGAAGGCAACCATGCGGACTACGTAACCGAGATGATGTCCTCGACCGTCAAGTACGGCACGCAGGCGCTCTCGATGGCGTTCATCAACTACGTGCATACCGACGCGCGCGCCGACATCGAGAAGCTGGCCGGCTACGTCGCCGTGAAGGACTACGGTGGCGAGAAGCGCATCCACAAGCGCGAGCTTGGAGCGGTCGGGGCGCACAGGTTTGTCACATCGCCGGACATGCCCAAGGTAGCCGACGCCGGCGCCGCAACAGCAGTAGCCAGCGGCCTGAAGACGACCAGCGGAACCTCGGTTGATATCTACCAGATGTTCACCGTCGCCAAGTACGCATGGGGGCATGTCGCCTTCAGAGGCTTGGATGCAATCGACTTCAGCCATATCCCGGTCAATCAGAAGGACAAGTCCGATCCGACTGGCGAGCGCGGTTACGTCTCCGGCACGTTCTACGATGTCGGGTTGGTGACCAACCACGGCTGGATGGCCGTGACCGAGATGGGCGTCAGCGTCCTCACGTAATAACGGTGCTTCTCCTGACCTTTCGCGTGAACTAATAGCCCCGCCACTTCGGCGGGGTTTATCTTTTTCAAAAGGACATCATCATGCAATCGCATTTGCTGAGAGCAGGACTTACCCTGTGCTTGACCAGCCCGAAACTGATCAAAGGCACAGGACTGAGCATCACCACCACCGTCACGTCCCAAGGGATGATCGGCGGGAAATTCGTGACCGAAGTCTCCGCGCTGACGAACGAAGCGCTTCCGACCACGGACTACGCAACTGGCGCCGCGTTCAAAACCCTGACCGATAATAAGGCCACGGTTCTTGTCGTCGGGCAGCAAGCCGATGGTACGCACAAGGTGTGCCAGGGCAGCATCGAGGATACCGAGGTCGGTATCACCACGACCCCCGGCGCGTTCAAGCGGGCTCCGCAGTTCCCGTCTTTGCCGGATGACTTCATGGTCTGGGGATATTGCCTCATTCGCACCGCCCCCTCGGCGTCAGATTTCGTTCCGTGTACCGGGGCTTGGGCCGCGACCGGCGTGACGACCAGCGAGTTCGTGCAGTGCGGCGTGCTGCCCGACAGGCCGCAGACGTCTTAACCCAGTAGTTCGAGTAGTTCATCAACCACGACAGGGCCGCCTCCGGGCGGCCTTGTCATTTTCAAGAGGATCACATGCCACGTCTCAAACCCCACGAAGTCGCAGCGGCCACCAAGCCGTCCCGCACACCGAAGCAGCTTGCTAACGACCAGCGCCTGCGCAGCTTGCGGCGCAAGCCGATGATCAGCACCAAAGACCTGGATGGAGCCAGAAGTGAAGCGGAGATTTCCGCTACCGGCCCAGCGAGCGTTCGCCACAGCCAGATTGAAGTGATCCCCGAGGCCAAGATGGAGGCGAAGGCCAAAGACGCAGCGTTCATGAACGAGTACGTCACCATCCTGATCCAGGGCAGCGAAGACCCGGACGCCCCCATTTTCGTGCAGAGCGGGCACAACGGGACCGATCAGTACATTCAGCGTGGCGTCCCGCAGCGAATCAAACGGAAGTTTCTGTATTCGCTCATCGCGGCAAAGAAAACCGCGCAGGCATCCTCGTTCGGAAAAGACGGTTCCGGTCGCGAGTTCAACCGCCTGACCGGACGCACCAGTACCACACACCGTATCGACCTGCTGGAAGACACCCAGGAAGGCCGTAAGATGTTCGCGCAGTGGATGCAGCAGAAGGCGTGAAGTAGCAGCAAACGGCCCTTAAAAAAGGCCGATCGTACTCAGTATAGCGGTTGGGCATTTCGCCCCTTTCGTCCTTTTTTCGGAGAACCATCATGAGCATGAAGTCAGACATTCAGGAGTACCTGAACAGCATCAACGACAAGCGCATCGTTAACGCGCTGACGCAGGTGATGTCGATCATTACCCCCACCGGCTTTGACACGGCCATTACCGCGTATGCCGGCGGCGGGCAGGCGAACGCAACCCCGTTGAAGAAGAAGTGTTCGTTTCACGATGTCACCGTGGTTGCGACGGCCGCCGATTCGATCCTGCTGCCTCTGGCGATGGTCGGGGAATCCCACTTCGTCAAGAACTCCGCGGCGCTTGCCATGCAGGTATTCGCGACCTCGCCCAGCACCATCGATTCTGTGGCGACGGGTACGGGGGTAGAGCATCTGGCCGGCGACGGCGTGTGGTACATCTGCGTGGTGCAGGGGAACTACATCCGTCTCGGTGGGGTGAGCACGACCGAAGTGTTCGGCGCCATCACCGCGACCAACATCACGTCGAGCGCCCCGAACGCCTACGACCACAACACCACGATCACGGCCCTTGCTGGCGGCGCCAACCCGGGCACGGCCCTCACCGGCGAGTTCAACAACGTCACAACCTGCGCGACCGCCGGGGATAGCGTCAATCTGCCGACCGCAGTGCAGGGGCGGAAGATCACCGTCAAGAACTCCGGTGCGGCAAGCCTAGCAGTGTTCCCGTTCAGCGGGGACAGCATCAACGCCCTGGCCGTCGACCTGTCGGTCAACATTCCGGTTGGCGGGCAACTGACGTTCCGCGCGATCAGCGCGACGGTTTGGGAGACCAATGAAGCGCTGGTCTTGCCGGCACCGACGACCCAGCGCGGTGAGTTGGTGTTCAAGGCGGCCGACAACGCTGCGGATCACGAAGTTGTCGTTACAAATGCCTCGTTTGGTCAGGGATCTACCCTGACGATTCCTGACCCAGGCGCGACCGGCACTTTCATGGTTCGCGATTCCAATGGCGACTTCGCAATGGGCGACGGCGACTTCTTCAAGCTCTCGGCTGATACGCTGGCCGCGGCTGGAACAGGTCAGGGGGATGCAGCGGCGCTTGTGGATCAGCTGACGATCGTTACTGGCGCCGATGGTGCGGCTGGAGTCAGTTTGCCCGCTGCGGCCGATCTGCTGGAGTACACGGTCATCAACGATCACCCGATCTATGCGGTGAAGGTTTGGACGGTGAATGCCGGCGATGATGTGATCAACGAACTGGCAGCGGATGAAGCCTTTATCCTTGGGCCGAAACAACAAGCCACGTTCAAAGCGATTTCGGCGACCCAGTGGTATGCCAAGAAGTCGGCTGCCGAGCCCACAACCGAGACGCACTTCGAGGTCTTCGACGACTTCCTTGCTGCCGCTCTTGACACGACAAATAACTGGATCACGTTCGACGGCACGACTGGTGCTGCGCAAGCGGCTGCCACGGTCACGGCGCCTGAAGGCCAGGTCACGATGATCAACGGCGCCGCCAACGACGCCCAAGACAAGACCGTGATGAGCTTGATCCTGGTGGCCAAGGGATCTCTGATCAGCCTCGGCAAGACGGTATTCGAGACGCGCGTTTCGTTCTCGGCGATTACCGGCTGTTCGTGGGGCTTCGGCCTTGGCGACGTGCTGGCGAATGACACGGAGGTTGCCAATTACACCGTCAACAGCGGGGTAGTTGCGGATGACGCTGGCATCGCCAACGCCATTTCCTTCGTGTTCGACACCGATGCAACCACGGCGCAGTGGCAGGCATGTTCGACCAATGGAGGCACGGTTGGCAACGCAGCCGCTGAAGAACCTTTGACGGATGTTCCGGCCGTTAATACCTACCAGGTTTTGCGCATCGAAGTTGATGCTTCTGGGGATGCCAGGTTCTACATCGACGGCGTTCTCCGAGCTACCCGGGCAACCGCAGTAGCGACAACGGCCTTGCTGATCCCCTACATTTGGGGTGACAGCGCGGTGGATGCGCAGACGGCTTGCACGGTGGCCATTGATTACATCAAGTTCCAAGGTCATCGGCCGGCCAGCAACGCGTAATTGAAATCAGTCCACTCCTCCATCGGGTGATTCAAGGGGTCTTCGGACCCCTTTCTTTTTCTGGAGCCTGAAATGCTGGATAAAGTGATATGCGGCGCACAGGTGAGCATGACGCCGAAGGAAGCGGACGGATTCGCCGGCGACGGGCCGATGCGACTCGTGACGTGCGCAAACGGCCAAGTGATCGGCGGCTTCGGATCAGTGGGACTGCTCGAACACACTGGCGATACCGACCTTCAGGAATTCATGGATCAGGTCGTCGTCTTGCGGGCCGGATTGAAGGCGCTCGCCGCGGGCCAACAACCAACCAAGCCGCGCGCCACCTTCACGTTCATCAGGATCTAGGCCGTGAGCACATTTCTCCAGCTATGCGTTGACGCTAGGCGCGAGTGCGGCGTGACCGGTACAGGCCCTGCGGCCGTGACCGAGCAGACCGGCGAGTTGGAAAGAATCGTCGCGTGGGTGAAAAACGGCTACATCGAGGTGCAAAACCGGCACAAGGATTGGTTGTGGTTGCGCTCGACCTTCACGGTCAACACGGTGGCCAGCGATGACACCTATGCCTACGGCGATGTGACGGATTCTAGGCTGGCTGGGGTCATCACGCGGTTTTCCCGGTGGTGGTTGCTGGACAACGAAGGATTCCCCAACGTCAAGATCTACCTGACCTCAGACGGCGTGGCCGGCGAGCGTTACCTGACTCCCTTGCCCTGGGCGCAGTTTCGGGATCTGTATAAGCGCGGGACGCAAACCGACAATTTCCCGGTGCATGTAACCGTGGACCCACAGCGCAATCTCGTCCTCGGGCCGAAGCCGGATGCCGTCTACACGGTGACCGGCGAATATCAGATGAGCGCGCAAGTCCTAGCGGCAAATGGTGACACGCCGGAACTGCCATCGGATTTTCATCAACTGCTCGTCTACGAGGCGATGAAGAAGTACGGCACCTTCCGTTCCGCGCCCGACGTGTTATCGCGCGGGACCACCGAGGGCAACAAGTTGATGCGTCAATTGGAAGGAAACCAGCGCCCGGAATGCCGGATTGGCGAACCATTGGTGTAGCGTCGTGAAAACCGCCCTCGCACTCGCCAAGATCAGACTGGCACAGATCAAGTCATACGCGATCCGGTTCTTGGGCGGGTGGGATCAGGTCACTCCACCTTTGTTCCTGAAATCAGGATTTCTCAGGGAATCTCAGAATTACGAGGCGAACATAATAGGCGGGTACGGCCGCATCAAGGGCTATGAACGCTTCGACGGTAGGCCCTCCCCCTCGGCCGCAACCTATACCGTATTGCCGTGCACCAGCATCACCGGGGGCGCGGTAGGAGACACTCTAACCGGCGCCGGCGGGGCTACCGGCGTCATCATTGCGGTGACAGCCACGTATTTCGTCCTGACCAAGCGCAACGGAACTGCCTATGTGGCGGGCGAGAACCTGAATGTCGGCGGTCCGACCATCGCCGTTGCCACGACTGCCGGGACGGTAAACGGAGCCTCGACGGTCCTCCTGCATGCCCAGTACAACAATCTGGCGGCAGATGTCTATCGGGATGATATCGCAGCACCGACAGGCTCGGGATCGAATCTTGGTGGGGTCAGATTTGGTGGTGTCACATACACCTTCCGCAACAATGCCGGAGCAACAGCCGTCGATGTCTGGAAGTCCTCGACAGCAGGGTGGGTCCAGGTCACGCTCTACAACGAGATCAGCTTCACCATTGGCGGGGCTACGGAACCTGCTGAGGGGGAAGTATTGACGCAAGGCGCCGTTACGGCGACGGTAAAGCGCGTGGTGGCAACCACAGCATCATCGACCTGGGCCACGACAACCGCAGCGGGACGGCTCATCATCACCAATCCGGCCGGCGGGAATTTCGCCGCGGGCGCAGCGACTTTTTCCGGCGGCGCGACATGCACGCTGTCCGCAATCCAGACGGCCATCACTCTACTGCCGGGCGGCAGATACGAATTCCTCGTCGATAATTTTGGTGGCAGCGTGGCGACGAAGCGGATCTACGGATGCGATGGCGTCAACCGCGGGTTCGAGTTTGACGGAACCATACTGGTCCCGATCACCACCGGCATGACGGTGGACACCCCCAATCACGTTTGGACGCACAAGAAGCATCTGTTCTTTTCGTTCGACGAGTCAGTACAACATGCAGGCCCGGGGACGCCATATATCTGGTCAGCAATCCTTGGTGCCGCAGAGCTGGCGATGAGCGATACTGTAACCGGATTCATGTCCCAGGCAGGCAGCGAAACCGCTAGTGCACTGGCGATCTTCACGCGCAACCAGACCAGCATCCTGTACGGCACCGGGGTAGCCGATTGGGAGTTGATCGAATACCGCAAAGAATTGGGGGCCTACGCCTACACAATCCAGGACATGGGCACGACGATGTTCCTGGACGACCAGGGTATCACAACACTGGTGGCCGCGCAGACCTACGGTAACTTCGCGCACAACGCCATCAGCGCCAAGATCAGGACATGGTTGAACAGCAACCGCTCCCTTGCGGTTGCATCCTGCATATCCCGGGACAAAAGCCAGTACCGGCTGTTCTTCTCGGATGGATCGGCCGCGTTCGTCACCTTCGTCGGCGGGAAAGTGGTTGGCATCATGCCCATGATCTTTGTCGACGCAGTGACGTGGGCCTATTCGTCCGAAGAACCCGATGGCTCGGAAACCATATTTTTCGGCTCCGACGATGGGATGGTCTACCAGATGGAGAAAGGCACGTCGTTTGATGGCGACAACATCGCGCATTATTTCAGACTGGCGTGGGATTTTCTTGGCTCGCCTGGAGTGATCAAGCGTTTCTACGATGTGATTCTGGAGATTGCAGGCACCGGGTACGGCGCTTTCAAGTTTTCCTACGCGCTCGGCTATAACAGCACGGACATCGGCCAGCCTGATATGCAGGACGGAACTGCCAACTTTTCTGCGGGCGCATGGGATGAGGCAGGTCTCGTATGGGACGTTGGCGTATGGGATGCGCAGGTTCTTTCTCCATCGACATTTGATTGTCCCGGAGAGGCAGAGAACATTTCGCTGATCATTTCCGGTGATTCGGATTACGACGAGGCGCTCAATTTTAGCGGGGCGATCATTCATTACTCTGAGAGACGTTTGCAAAGAGGAGCGTGAGCATGAGAAAGGTTCTGCGCGTTGCCGTGGCGTTGAGTGCGATTGTTTTCGGTATCACCGCGATCGGCGCGGACTATTTCACTGCTACTGGGAACCCTGCAACAGGTGCCGCGCTGTCATCGTCGGTGATGCGCGCTGAATTCGCCAGCATCGCCACCGGCTTCACGAAGATAGCGGGTTACACCGGGAACGGCGGCAAGCTCGTCGCCATCAATAGCGGCGGCAGCGCGCAGGAGGCCATTACCACAGGTACAGGAATACTCACCGCTCTCGGCGTGAACGTTGGCAGCGCAGGGGCTCCGGTCTTGTTCAATGGGGCGCTTGGAACACCTTCGTCTGGAACCGCAACAAACATCACAGGATTGCCGATCAGCACCGGGGTAAGTGGCCTTGGCACCGGGGTCGCCGCCGCATTGGCGAATAATGCTGGGACCGCTGGGGCGCCAGTTCTATTCAATGGTGCGTTGGGAACGCCGTCATCAGGGACGGCAACGAACATCACGGGGCTACCGATCAGCACCGGAGTGAGCGGTCTTGGCACCGGGGTCGCAACAGCGCTTGCTCAGAATACCGGAAGCGCGGGTGCGCCCGTTCTATTCAATGGTGATGCCGGGACGCCATCGGCAATCGTATTGACCAATGCGACCGGCACGGCGGCAGGCTTGACGGCAGGAACCGCCACGACCGCCACGACCGCCACGACCGCTACAACTGCTACGACCGCCACAACCGCTTCCACGGTCACTACGAATGCGAACCTGACTGGCCCGATCACCAGCGTCGGGAATGCAACCTCGGTAGCCGCGCAGACTGGAACGGGCTCTACGTTCGTGATGAACACCGGCCCTACGATTTCAAACCCAACGCTATCGGGTTCGTCAAGCGGCTCTGTAAAGCTTAGCGCCACAGGGGCTCCATACGGAACGGCGTTGCACAATAACGCCGGAGCAGTCACCGGAACGACGAATCAGTACATCGTCAGCGGGACTTACACGCCAACCATAACTAACTTTGTAAACATAGACTCGTCAACGGCACAGGTGAGCCAATGGATGCGCGTCGGAAACGTTGTTACGGTCAGCGGCGGCCTAAGCATCGACGCAACATCAGGAGCCACATCAACCATTTTCGATATATCTCTCCCGATTGCGTCAAACTTTGCGACATCGTTTCAATGCGCAGGAAGCGGAGGAGACCTGACGGCTCCGTATGTACAGCCATTGGTGATCTATGCGGAAGTCACGGCTGATGTCTGCCGTGCGACGTACAGAGCGGCCGTCTCATCGCTGTCCTATGTCTACTTCCACTTCACGTATCTGATCCTTTAGAGATTGGAGAAGCATTATGGCCGGATTGATCAACAACATTGTGGATAAGAAGCTGCCGCCGGTCTTGAAAAACCCGGCGCCTAGCGGCGGGGTCGGCTTGCCTGGATTCGACTACACGAAATTCAACGCGGGAACGACCATGACGCTGCCGAGTGGTGTTGAGCGGTCGACTCCTGAGGAGATTCCTGGTGATGGCGCGTTGCCGAGCACTCGTCCTCCGGAAAGGTCTGCGCCGGAACCGAGTCCTGTTGGGCCAACATACACAGCACCGACCACGTTGCCACCTATTCAGACTGGAGGCAAGGAACCGAAGCCTTCTCAGTTGAGCGGACCAACGTACACGGCGCCAAGCACGTTGCCGCCAGTTCAGCCAGCGGGGCCAGGTCCTACGCTCGGAACCGTGAATACTGAGACGGACACGGTGAGCGGTCAGTTGCAAAACATTCTCAGCGCGGACAATCCGTACATTACCAGAGCAAGGGCGAGCGCGGCCAGCGCGGCAAACAAACGCGGTCTGCTCAACAGTTCGATCGCGGCCGGCGCCGGCGAGGGCGCGGCGATTGATGCTGCACTGCCTATCGCCACCGCGGACGCCGGCACCTACTCGGCGCAGCGCCTTGCCAATCAGAGCGCCAGCAATGTTTTCGGCTTGAGCGCGCAAGAAGGCGCACAGGCCCAACAGCTTGCCGCGCAAAAGGGGGAGATCGACAAGCAGCTTGAAGCGTTGAAGGCTGCCGAAGCTCGAGGGCTATCCGCGCAAGAGGCGCAACAGCAGCAGGTGCTGCAAGCGCAGAAAGCAGAGATCGACAAGCAACTCTCCGAACAAGCCGGGAAACAGCAACAAGCGCTCTTGGCGCAACAGGCCGAGATCAACAAGGAAATGCAGGCGCTGCAAGCAAAGTCCGCAAGCGAACTGTCAACCCAGGAGGCAAAGCAGCTTCAAGAGCTTCAGAAACTGAAGGGGGAGAACGATTACGCGATCGCCCAACTGAGCGCAAAAACATCACTCCAGGTCGCAGGATTGCAAGCTCAAGCCACCGTCTCTGCGTCTGGGGCGGCGGTGGAAGTTCAACGGCTGCGTGGGGAACAAGAAACAAAGATGGCCGGTCTGAATTTCGAGAACCAGAAGATTCTCTATGGAATCCAGAGCGCGAATTCCAATCTGCTGCAGACCAGCGTATCGGCGACAAGCATGTTCAACAGCGTGACTGGTCAGATTGCAACGATTCAACAAAATACGAATATGACTGCCGAGCAGCGCCAAGCCGCGGTCACTCAGCTCATCCAAACACTGAATGCCGGGTTCGGAACGATTGGAACCATCGGCAACGTAAGTATTCCAGCCATCTAGAGGAGCAAGGACATGGCAGCGGAAACAGGTACTGATTTTCAGGCGCTGCTGGCTCACGCCGCTGCAGACGAGAGTAAGCGCGACGTGACGCTGCCCGATGGAACCAAAGTTCATCTCATCCCTCCTCGTATCCTTCCAGGGGATATCGGTGAAGGCGGGGAGATGGTGGGGATCGGGGCAAACACAAAATGGCAGTTCACCGCAGACGATCCAGATCACCCAGGCGACAAGGACAAATACCTGCTCGGTGAGATCGATCCGCAGACAGGAGAAATCACCAAAGTCTGGCAGAAAGAGGGACAAAAGGGGAGCACGTTCAGTCATATCATCAGCGGACTGAAGCCGTTGGCAATCATGGCCGTGGCGGCGGTCGCCGGCAATGTGGCTCTTGGCGCATTGTCGGGGACGGGTGCGGCAACATCGGGTGCAACCGCTGCGGGCGGGTCGGCTGGAACCGTTTCCGGCGTGAGTGAGGCGTTGACTGGACTGGATGCTGGCCTTGCGGGCACTGGCGGATCTGGCGCATTGGAAGCAGGGGCGTCGAACCTATTCAGTTCAGGCGTGGATTATGTGAGCAAGGCGATCTCGAACGCCGGAACAAGCATATCGAATTTCCTCGATTCCACCGCAGAACTATTCACCGGCACAGGTGGGGCAGAATCGCTCGGGGGCGATGCGATGGGGCTTACCGGTGCGGACTCTGCGGGTTTTCTCGCTGACGCAGCCACGGCGACAACAGGGACGGCAGGCAAGAAGGGGCTCATCGATACGGTGCTGGGCGAAATCAAGGGCATGAAAACTTCCGACCTTCTTGCGCTTGGTCTGACTGGGGCGTCGGTCGTAGGCGGCGCCTCTGCGGCGGCGCGCGCAAAGGAGACTGCGGACGCAAATCGGGAACAGGCTGCCGAAGATGCTCGACTCGATCGTGAGTCACGTGAGAGGATGCCTGCGATCACGAAAGAAGCCAACATGCTCAAGGGAAATGTGGCCACTGTGCCGCTTTCTCCTGGCCCCAAAGGTCCATTACTGCGGCCTGACGGGACCCCGATATGGAACGAGAACGGATTGCTGAATGCGGCCATGTTTAGGAGATAGGGAATCATGCTGATCAACAACGCAATGCAACAGCCTACCGCTCCGTCTCCGTCAGGCCCTCAAGCTGGCCAGTCAGCGCCCAATGTCGCGCCAGCAGGCCAAGAGCCCGTCGATCCAAAAACGATATACCGGGAACTGGGCAAGAATGCGATGGAGATCATCTACGACGAGCAGTCTTCACAGAAGCTCGTCGAACAGATGCAGGCTGGAGCAGATGATCCGATTGCGGCCGTTGCGCAGGCTGCGGTCATGATTCTGGAAAAACTGCAACAGAGCGTGAAGAGCGTCAATCCGAAGGTCGCCTATGCCGTCGCGCCGTTGATCGTGGTGCTGTTGCTGGAGCTGGCAGAAACCGCCAAGGCATTCCAGGTTGATCCAGGCATGATCCCCACGGTTCTGAAAAAAGTGGGCGAGATGACGAAATATGAAGATGCGCCGCCACCCCAGGGCGGGTCACCTGAAATGCTGTCGCAGGCACAAGCGCCATCCGCCGGCGCGGCACCAATGATTCCGCAAGGAGGCTGATATGGCGGGGCTCTTGGATTTTGGAATCGGGCTTGGCAAGGGGGCGGAATTCGCTGCGCCGTTCGTCAGGCAAAAACAACAAGACGAATTTCAGACCGAGCGCGACGAGCGCATGGCC